AATTGGACGATGTAAGCGTTGCCGACGGAAGATATTCTTCAGAGATGAATCAAGCAGAAGAATATAAGGAAGATGTCGATGGGCTTGCAAATTATGCAAAAAAGCATAAAATGAAATATTAATATTTACTTATCTTGATGGGTCTGTCTGCATAATACAATGGACTCCGTAACCAATCGGAGGGATACAGGTTAAAATCCTGTCAGACCCCCATTTTAACAAATATTAAGAATTTGCAGTTCCTTGAAGCTCAGCAGGAGAGCGTTTAATCAAGTTGGGGTAAATCTCATGGATTAAGAGGTTGTTGGCGCAAATCCAACCAAGGAACTCTTTTTCGGTTGATGTTTTCTATGACAATTTGTAAGCGACTTAACATATAGAGGTTTTATGTCTAAAAAAACACATCATAATCCTGATTATTCAAAAGATAAGACGGCTGATGTCATTAAGAAAGGTAGCGGTCGCGCTATTCCTAACGAGCCATGGGAAATTAATAAAGATCTCACTCCTGAAGGTTCTGATGATGGCTATGGAGCGTTTAATCCAAGAGTCGCTAGGAATAGACCTACAGTATATCCTAAGACAAATGAGTGTGACCATTGAGAGTAATATACCCCGATTATACCCCTTTTGAGCATTTTCATCGCATAGAGAAATCCGATCAGGATTATTATTCTAATGTGGTTCATAATGTAACTACGATAGCTATACCTAAAACAGAAGAAAAAGGAATGCATCCCGATGAGAAAAGTACGCGTAAAAGCTCTTCGAAAAAGTCTAAAAAAATTCATAGCCGAGCCGACAAAACAACAATGGCGAAGATATAAAAATAATTATATGATTGGATTGGTTTAATGAGACAAACAGCAGGCGAACTATCCAAAAAAGCCTTAGCGGATAAGACTAAATATGATGCATTAGAGGTTGGCCATGCAATGGCTGATGATATTGAAGAACAACTTTACCATTGTATTCAAAATCATAAATCAATTATCAACGAAAATGAATTTTGTGTTGTAATGGTGATAGCTAAAGATCCTCTCATTAAAAATGCAATCCGTCGTAAATTCTATTGTTGGCCTTATCTTCCTAAGCCGCGCCCTAATCAGGCGGTATTTCTTTATGACAAAAGATTGGATAAAATAACAAAACGTCTCTGGGTGTTACCCTCAGATATCGTGATGGCGGAACTTGCAGGTACAAATGTAATAGTGCACAAGCGATATGAAACAATGCAAGCGTGGTCAGTTGCTTTTTTTAAAGGAACCTTCTGGGAATATATACGCCACGAGCATAACATAAATATGCTTTCAGAACGTGAATATTTTTTACAGCATCGAGAAGAACTTATCCAAGCAGGATGTAAGTTGCCTGATGCGAGTTTCTCCGAGCCCTTTGATTTTAGTAAAATCCACATCAAGCAAATGGTAGACACGCAAACAGCCATTGTCTAACAATAAATTTTCTATAACTACCGGAAGTCCTAATATTTGAATTGGGGCGTCAGTAACCAAATAGTCCATTGTTTTGCGATATTCGATAAGTTTTTTAGAAATTTCTTCTTTGATTAACTTCATTTTTTGATCATATTCAATTTTATTGTTTACAACGTTAGGATCATCATTTAATTTGCTATTGATATCCATAAGGAGGCTCCATTATGACCGTTAATATATCTGAAAATAAAACAGAAACCGTTTTACCACAAGATAAAGTTGAAACCAATCTTGATTCTCAAAAAGTTGAATTAAAAAAAGAACAATCAAAACCAGAAAATAACTCTAAGTCGGAAATAGGCGACGATCCAAATTGGAAAGCTTTTCGAGAAGCTAGAAAAAAAGATAGGGCAGAACGAGAAGCAGCAGAAAAACGTGCGCAAGAAAAAGAAGCTGAAGCAGCAGCCTTACGTGCAGCGATGGAAGCGGCATTTAGCAAACAACCAATTCCAGTGCCAAATAATCAATATAGCGACCACTATTCACAGGAAGAAACTGAAGAAGAAAAAATAGATAAAAGAGTTAATGCAGCTATTGCGGCAAGAGAGGCTCAAGCTGCAAAAGAGAGATTGGAAAGGGAAAGAATAGAATATCCTCAACGTTTAAGTCAAACTTATCCAGATTTTAATTATATAATATCCCAAGACAATTTGGATTACCTTGATTATCATTTTCCAGAAGTTAGCAGACCTTTGCAAAGACTGCCAGACGGGTTTGATAAATGGTCAGATATTTACCATGCAATTAAAAAATTCATACCTAATAACAAAGAATCTAAGAAAGATGCTGTAAAGGCAGATGCTAATGCAATGAAACCTAAATCAATATCCAGTATGGGAATTACTCAACCAGGTGAAGGAAGGGCTATCCCAAATATGATAGATATTGAAGCTAAAAGAGCAGCTAGATATGCCGAAATGAAAAGAATCATTAACGGTATAGGTTGATGTTGTAATTAAATATTTAATTTTATAATGTCTGGGTTTAGCAACAAAAGTTAGGGTGGCGCCCTAACAAAGAGCCTACGCCTCTTTAACGTAAGATAAAAAGAAATTTTTAACTTACTTTAACGAGGTTTTTTTATGTCTTTTTCTACTGGGATTACCGGTATTCAAAATATGGCTCCAGAATTGCCCGTGCAGGCTTCTGAAGACCTTTTATCAACACCAATGTTCAATTTGATCCACTCTTTTGGAGTCGATCTTCACCACGCTGAAAGCTACATCGGGAAAACCACCCGTATGTCTCGTTTTGAGCGTTTATCTACTGATGGAGGTCAATTAGACGGATCGGGTATTGATCCAGCTTCTGAAGTTCCAGTGCGTACCGATATCGACGCCACAATGGAAATTTATGCCAAGTCCATCGTTACAAACGAGCAAGTCGTATTGTGGGAGAATTCTAAGACTCTAACCAAGTTCACCGCATTGCTGGGACAGTGGTTAAGGGAAAAAGAAGATCTCCTTATGAGAGACTTGTTTAGTTCAAGCGTGAGTTATATCAACGCAACAGGCGGTTTGAATGGGGATCAACCTAGTAATATCTCTTTGAATGATGTGAATAACATCGAAAACATTTTACTTGGTAACGATGCCAGAAGCATGCTGACAAGCTTGGAAGCTACCCTGAAATTTGCAACAGGTGGTGTTCGAGATGCCTTTATAGCGCTTGCCAATACCAACTTATCTTCGGATCTTCAGAAAGTCCAAGGCGTTTTGCTTAAATCAGCATATCCAACGCAAGAAGGCATTCGTCCAGAAGAGTATTGCTCAATATCTAGATTCCGGTTTTTTGTTTCCTCAAAAGCTGCAAAAACCCCTGGAATATCTCTTAAAGGCAACACAGTTTACACAATCCCTATGTATGGCTTAGAAGCAGCTGCCAAAATAGAACAAAATAACTATACGGCCGTAATTGGTTACCGTCCCCCTTGGGTAGTCTCTGCGGTTGCACAAAATAGCCAACTTTACGCCAAGTTTGCTATCGCAAGAGCTATTACAAATCAAAACTGGATTAGTGGTTTGAACGTTACTACTTTCCAACCATCTTAAGGAGATTAAATTTATGCCTTTTACTATTGTATCTCAAGGTACTTTTACACAGCCTTCAACAGCTGTCAACCAAATCATTCCCCTTCCAAGTGGGGCAGATTATTTTGTATCCACAAACTTAACTAAAATGGCTTCAGCATCTACTTCAGGATGTGTAAGAGGCGAATGGTTTGGAGGAGGACTTACAGCTGATAACGATGGGCTGAAATGGTCAAAATCTGCGGGAGATGCTATTAGCATTGAATCTTTTGCCAATGGATCGGCCAACGGATTTACTTATGTAACAAGTTTTCCCTCTCCCCAAGCGGCTTTAACAGGGACTACAATTACAAATGCCAATCCAGCCGTTGCCAGTGTAACAAATACCTATTCCGAAGGTGATACGGTTATTATTTATAATTCTGTGGGGATGGAACAAATTTCAGGGATGACATTTACCATTTCCTCAGTATCTGGATCAGCATTCACATTACTTGGACTTGATGCTTCTGGTTTTTCAGCCGGAGCCACATCTTTCTTTGTAAGGCGTGTTAATCAATTTACGCCGGTTGAACCAAGTTTCTTGTATGTAACAGCAATTACACAAGCTGTACAAGCCCAAGTAACCGTATCTCAAGCAAACAGCGTTTATTTAGGCCAAAAGTTAGAATTTACTATTCCAGGTTCTTTTGGAATGGTTCAATTAAATAACTATTATCAAAATCAAAATTTACCTGTAGTTGTTACAGCGATTGTCGATGCTTATAATTTTAAAATTAATGTGAATACAACCAACTTCACAGCATTTGCTTTCCCAGCAAGTTCAGGGTCACCAACGACTCAATTATTTGCAACAGTAGCTCCAGCAGGTCAATCAACTCAATTCAATCCTATTACAGGGATACAAACTGGATATAATTTTACTCAGATTCCATTCAGAACGGGTATTTTTATTCCATATATGTACCTCCCAACAGGAGTGAATTCTCCTGGTGGAGAAGCCAACGAGGTAATTGTATGGCAAGCTTATAAAATGGAAACGGGGACGATAAATGCCCCAGTGCCCAGTTAATAAAAAAGAGGGGGGATATTCCCCCCCTCCTTTAAAAAAGGAAAAAAATGGAAAAAAAATGGATACAAGAAGCGTTATCGAAAAAAGGAAGTAAAGGAAAACTTCACAAAAAGCTACGGGTACCAGAAGGAAAAAAAATTCCCGAAAGTAAAATAAAAGCTGCCGCTAAGAAAGGGGGAAAATTAGGTAAAGAAGCTCATTTGGCTGAAACTTTAAAGAAAATGCATAAAAAATAATGGCCAATCAATATTTGCCTCCAGTTATTCAGATTCCGAGCTCTTTGCTGATTACAGCCATAACACAGTCATCCCCAATGATTATAACGGTGGCAATAGGAAATTCCACAACAGAATCTAATACATATATCGTGGGAATGGCAGTACGTTTATTTGTTCCTGTCACGTATGGAATGATTCAGGCAAATAATTTAGTGGGAACAATCATAGGAATAAACGGTTCTGATTTCACTTTAAATATTAATTCAAAGGGATTTGATCCTTTTGTAATTCCCTCAGGAAATCTAGAACAACCCGCAACAATTTCTCCGGCTGGTAGTAGAAATTTACAATATAATAATCAAACGGGACAAGTTCCGTTTCAATCATTAAATAACAAAGGAAATTAATTATGACTCAACAACTAATGATGTCTACATCAAACGGTGAATTACATGGTTTGATTAATACCCTTACAAACAGTGTAAATTTTGATGAATTTAAGAATTTCAAGCCTGAACACAAAAAGGAAATGGAACGCCGAAAAAAAGAAGATTCGAAAATGGTTAAAGCCGAATATTTAAATTCAAGAGGGAGACATGAACGACTTACAAAAGCTTATTGTCGTTATGCTGGTGATCCCCTTCAAATATGGCATTTCATTCCTGGAAAAGTATACGAAGTACCTCTTGGTTTAGTAAATGAAGTCAATGACAAAAATAAACACATTCCCAAAAGAAGTGGATTATTAAGCGTTGATGGAAATTCTATTAATAAAGATGAATCCCCACTTGCTAAAGATGAAGAAGGTGAGTGGCTTCATAAATTCGTTGCTAACGATTTTAATTAATAGAAAAGTGAAATAAAGGAATATTATGACAGCCGTAGCCCAAGCAGATTCGACATATACATTCATAGAGAAGAAAGTTAGAAGGCTTACCGCTTCGGCAAGTCAAGCTTCTTTATCGAGTACAGATGTCCAGCAGGCTGTAAATACTTTCTATAATAATGATTTTCCCTATGCAATCAAAATAGATCAACAACGGTCAGTATATAAGTTTTTAACTATTCCCAACGTTGATAGGTACCCTGTCGATGTGAATAATTTACAGGGGTTTCGTGCCCCTGTTTATTTCGAAGGAATCCAAGGTAATTTCTTTAAGAATCGGGATCAACTATTCAATCTATATCCTCGATATCCTACCCAATTTCAACAAGGATCAGGTATAGGGGGAAGTATAACAGCGATTTTACAGCCTTCTAATCCTACCCAAATTACTTCGCCCAATCATAATCTAAAAACAGGTTCTATCATCACCATCTCTAATGTGGGGGGAATGGTTGAATTGAATGGAAACACATATACCGTAACAGTTGTTAATCCTAATGTTTTTACTTTAAATGGTGTCGACAATACTACCTTTACGCCATATACAAGTGGGGGAACTTGGGTATCTAATAATACCTTTTCATTCACTTTATTTGGAAATAATCAAAATCCTTTTCCACAGCCTAATTTTGGTATCCTAAGTACTCAAGTTGTTATAGGGGGAATTGATATAAATGGCAATCCTATCCGAATTATTGATGATGGTGGCGCAATTGTTGATTCCTTTGGAATTGGCAATAACACAACCACAGGACAACTCTTATTTCTTAATCAGAATAATGTGGGCAATAATGTTTATCTTGATGGAACTAATACTCAAAAACCCGCAGTGCCACCATTATCACCTTTACCTATTCCGTCACCTCCTTTCCCTTTAACCCCTCAATATTGCGGGACGGTAAACTATGTTACTACTCAAATAAATCTCTTGATACCGGTTCCATTGCAAGCGGGAAGCGTTTTAAATATTTGGGCAGCTACCTATCAAGTGGGACGTCCTTATAATTTATTATTCTGGAATAACGAACTTACAATTCGACCCGTCCCTGATAATGTTTATTTAGTAGAAGTAGAAACTTTTCAAACTCCTTCCCAATTTATGGCCACAACAGATAATCCGATTCTGAATCAATGGAGTCAATATATTGCTTATGGGGCTGCAATGGAAATTCTTAGAGACCGTCAAGATATGGAAGGGGTGCAAAATCTTATGGAAGGTTTTAAACGTCAGGAAGGGCTTGTTTTAGAACGTCAAGCCGTAGAAGAGATAAACCAACCAAACATTACCCTTTTCAATAGTACTAATATAGGATTTGGAGTAGGCATCGGCAATGGATATGGCACAGGTGGATTCTAATGGCCGGCTATAGTCCCCTAAAAATTACTGGTAACAGTACAGGACTTGTGCAAGAGAGGGAAAACTTTCTTTTGCCCGATGATGCTTACCCCGTCTTGCAAAATGCTTATGTCTGGCGTGAAAGGATATTAAGAAAACAGGGATGTGAACTTTTAGGACGTCTTCAGAGAAATATAACTAATGCCAATTTAAATGTAACTGATGGAGCCGGTAATAAAACAGTAAATATAAAATCGCAGCAAGTTTTAGAATCTACATCAACAATTGTGCCTGGTTCAGTAGTTGTGACTGTAGGCGCTCAGATATTTGTAGAAACCGTCCCACCTAATGGTATTTTAACTGGAGATATGGGGGGATCTGGAACAATTAATTATGCAACAACTGTTTTAACATTAATCGGAGCAGCTGCGGCCACTACTGTTTTTGCCGATTTTTCATATTATCCTGGTCTTCCCGTCATGGGTATTAGAGTCCAAGAACTGCAAAATAGTGCTAACGACCAAACGGTTTTTTTCGATCAAAAATATGCTTACGTTTTTAATTCTACAACACAACAATTTCAAGAATTTATCCCTGGTACAACATGGAATGCTCATTTAGGAACCGTATCAGCAATAGATTTTTTTTGGTCTACTAATTACTGGGTCAGTTCGACGCCTATTTTTACCACTTCTAATATTAAACTTTTTTGGGTAACAAATAATACTGGACAGTTTGGGGTTAATG